AACCGTCAGCCCGCCGTCAAATCCGCATAGATCCTCGTACCCAATGCCGCCGGTAAGGACTTGCACGCACGACGAGAACATATAGTCGCGCCCCTCTTCGCCGTGCATTCCAACGTTCCAGCCGAAAGGTAGCTTGCGCCTTACCCTTGCGGTGTTTAGAGAAACCATAGTTAACCCCCTATTCCTTAATTACGTGGTAACCTTCCGTGCATCTACAATTGATAACGTTACCGGCCGACGCACCGTGCGTTATGTCGCCGGGGTATGTCAACTCTTCGCCACTAACTACGTATGCCTCGTCCATTTTCGTACGTTGCCCGTCTGCGCTTAAGTGGTCAAAGTCACTGTCTATGCCGTCGCGCGTGCGGTCGTCTAGGGTGCTTATCCATTCCTTTTCTAGTGGTAGGTCGGTAGCTATCGCACCAGCGCGCGAGCCGTAGTTACTTGCCGATATGGTTTCAGTGCGCGCGATTGTCTCGGCTCTTATCGGCGTAAACTTTTCCTCGTACAGCGCGTTAATCTGTTGCTTTATCTTCGGTATGCTTAACCCTTCGGTAATGCCGCGGAGTACAACGCGTGCTACTTCTTTCTTCGTGGTCTTAAATATATCCGATATCTTGCTGCCACTTATCTTGGCGGTATGCTCGGCAATGTTGGTCAGCCATAGTGACCGATTAGCGTCGAACAACTCTTCGCCTTGCTTTATCTCTATCCCGACTTCTGCCTTAAGGCCACGGAATACGCTAGAGGCTACGTTGTCGCCTACTGGCAAGTAGATACCGTTAAGGTATAAGTCCTCCCAAGCTGGCGCCTGTGAAGAAAGGACAGAACTCAGCGCGGCCTCTAGTTGGGCTTGCGTATCAGCGCCCTTTATGGCAGCGTTAACGGCTCGCCTTTCGCGGTCAAATCGTTTGGCTACGTGCTTCTTTACCGTCTTCTCTAGCGCCCGTCTGCGCGCGTCAATCGCCTTCCAGTGTGCGCCGCGTTGCTCGTCGCCGGTAAGGTTGAACGCAAACAGCCTGTCGTCGTCGGCCTTGTTAAGCCGGCGCCGCTTGTTTCCGTTCTCGTCTTCGTCAATATCTGACGACCCGCCTAGCGGTACTACCGATATAGGCACAAGCAGAACGTCATAGCCGGGCTTTTCGTCGTACCCGGTAGCGCGGCGCTTCTCGTTAACCTCTAGCCAGTCGGCGCTTGCTACGCGTGTAAACAGGGCGTCGCGATCTTCCTGCAGCGCTGGCACCATATCGAAGTCTGGCACCATAACCAAATTCTCGCCTGGCCTTTCGAACTTGGGCACCAGCCATACGTTAAGCTCGGCCGCTAGGTTGGTAACCTTCGGCGCTATGTTGTCTTGGTAGAGCGCCTTCCTTGCCTCTTGATAGTTGCTAAAGGTCTTCTGCGAAGCAATGCCGACAAGCTCGGCCGGTACTTCGTACGCCAGGGCAATTTCGGAAGCGCTTAGCTTCTGCGCGTTTAGCCAGTCCATGTCAACGGCGGTAAGCGCCCATTGCTCCCACTTCATACCGCCCTCAAGTAGCATAGGCCGGCGTGCGTTTATAGAACCGGCGTACTGCTCTTCTATTTCTTGCTTAAGGTGTGCAAACTGCTTATCGTCTAGCGGCTCTTCTGTCATTAAGGCGCCGGGCGGTATGGCTTGATTCTGCAACTGCGCTACATTCCATTTCTTAGCCTCATTCGAACTATCTACCGACCTACTAGCGGCCTTAAGCTGAGGGAAGCCGTACCAGTCGTTTAGCGGGTGAAACTCTTTAAGGTGCATAACGTCTTCGGCCTTGAATTTCTGCTCGCTTCCGGGGTCACCAAACTTGTAGCCTAGAACCGGCTCCATTGGCGTACCGCTGATTATCTTGGTCTTGTCTGGCCGCAACGTATACAACTCTCTAGGCGGCTTGTTGTCTGGCCCTACAGAATAGAGGTACGAGTCGCCCTTAATGAGAAGGTAGGCAAACAGAGCCTCTACTAGCGCGTTGCGGCCGGTTTCCGGGTTGGGCCGATTCCATAGCTTGAGTAACGGATGCGCCTTAAGCTCGGTGCGCTCACCGTTGTTGTCTTCTCGGTACAGCTTCCAAGGCACGGTAGACGCCGCCTTGGCTATCAGGTGTACGCAACCGAATACATACGGGTTACTCATGTAGCCTTCGGTTGCTAGCTTCCTGTAGTCGTTAGGGGTCCATACCGGTTGCTTAAGCATTAAGACTAGCTGCCGGTTAAGCGGTCGCTCTTCGCCCTTTGCACCGCCGCTACCTGATAGCCAGCTAAACGGATTCCACAACTTGCGCTTGCTCATGCTATAGCCCTTGCGCGCGGTCGCGCGGTTACTGGTTTCTCTTCGTACCAATTGATAAACTGAGTGATAACGTCTAACTGGTCGTCGTAGTCGGAACGCGGATAAGTTATTAGCTCGTCTTCGCAGTCGTTAACCCACTTGCGACCAGCCCAAAGGAAAAAGCGCCCGTCTTCCATTATCGGTGTGGCCGCGTGCGTACGGCTCTGCTTGTCCCTGTCAACCTTAACAGCTTCTATGATCTTGCCGAAAGTGGGGTTGCGCTTCGCCGTCTGTATCAGCGAATGACCGCTAGCTTTCTTCTCTATGAGGATTTTGCTTATCTTGTGGCCGAACTGGATAACCGCCCATGCGTTATGTTTAAGGTACAGCCGCAGTAGGTTAGACTCTAGCTCTGGAAACTCTACCTTATCGCGCCACATATCTAGCAGGTAGTAGCGGTTAAATATGGGCGACTCTTTGACAACGCCGAAGAAACCTATGGCGCTGTAGTCATTCTCTTCGCCCTTCTCGAAGGCACCGTCAACCGATAGGCCGAAGTAGTCGAAGCTCTCTGGCAACTCTTCGCAATAGCGCAACCATTCGGCCTTGACTATGCTGCCCTCTTGCGGCGTAGGCTCTTGGTCTAGTTGCGCTGCAGCCGCCGCGCTGCCTAGCTTACGTCTTAGCTTAGCTATGTAGTCGGCATCAAACCTTCCAGGCGTTAGTAAGTCGCCTACTTCGCGTACCCACTTCTCGCCCGTTATCGGCATGGTTATTACCGTGCGTTGCTTGGCTTCCATGGGTAGCTTAAGTACTGTGAAGTCTTCTAGCTCGCCGGTTTCGCCCATGTGGCCTATAAGGTCGCCGCAATGGCCGCGCTGCATTGTGATAACGAAGTGCGAGGTATTCGGGTTATTCTTGCGGGTAGATATCGCGGTATCCCATGCGTGACAACCGTCCTCGCGGTGTACCTTGCTATCTATCTTCTTAATGTTGTGCGGATCGTCTACGCCGATAATGTCGCCGCCCTGACCTGTGCCAGCGCCATTGACCCCCAATGCTTGGCGTGTACCGGCTATACTGTTCTCGTAGTTGCCTTTTTCGTTTTGGTCGCCCTTAAGTTGGTAGCGGTCGGCCCAAGCTTGTTGATACCATTCGCTCTTAATGATATTGCGCGAACGTACGTTATCGCGTATCGCTAGGCCGGCTTCGTAGGCAAAGAAGAGCCAGCGTAGATGCGGGTACTTGATCCAAGCCCAAGGCTGCCAGCATACGGACACGCTCGTAGACTTGGTTGTACGCGGCGGCGTGAGTATTACCAAGTCGCGTATCTGATTCTCGGTAACTGCCTCTAGGTGTTCGCATACGCACTGTAGGTTTCGCGTACCTTGAAAGGGCGTCTTGGGCTCGAACACGTGCCAGCTATGGCGTACAAAGTCGTATAGGTGGCGTTGGGCTTGCTCGTACTGTACCTCTTCCAAGGTTGGTACGACCATGCCTTTGTAGGTGTGAGCCTGTTCGGGGTACGTCATACTCTGTAGTATCCGCAATAGTAAAGGCGGCCACAAACGAAGCTGTGGCGGCCTTTGTTTTCTGTCGGTGTAGTTATCGCCTTGTTCTCTGGCGCCGGACTCTCTGCCTTCTCTTCTTTGTCGTCAACGCTAGGCAAGTCTTTTGTTTCGTCGTCTTCCGGTACGGCGTCTACTATGTCGCCTTGCGTCATTTCTTATTGTCCATGCGAAAAATGTCATAAAGACAAAGATTTACTTCCCAATTCGCCCTACCTTCTCTTGGTACCGAAATATGCAAACAACTAGAGCAATCTTCGCGCCTTGCATTATTGCAAACGCGGAATTTTTTAAGACTGCTATGCTCCGGTTCGCCGGCGTTGTCTATACCATTAGGTACGCCGGCGCCAGATTTACCCAACCAACATATAAGCCGATCTTGCGTCATTTCTTCTTTGCCTTGGCTTTCGACTTCTTAGCCTTGGCCTTGCTGGCTTTCTTCTTAGCCGGCGCTTTCTTCTTTGCGGGTGCCTTGGGCTCGGCCGGCGCGTCGGCCGTCGCTACTTCTGCTACTGGCTCGTACCGTGCTTCGAACTTCTTAGCCGGTACAATCTTGGCTTGCTGCCCCTCAGCCTTGACCGTATAGCTGCCGTCGTCGTTTCTCTCGGCGTCTACAACGCCTACTCGTTTCTTCTGATACTTAGCCATTCCTACTTCCTTTCTGTGGGTGTGCCTCTAGCTTGCGCCCTAGCTAGCATCTCTTCGAATGCGGATAGCTCGTTATCGTCTAGGGCTTCGAAATCTACGTTGGGGTTGCCCTTCTGTACTACCTCAGCCTTAACGTGTTGCGTCGGCCGGCCTTCGAGTCTGTCCATTATTTCCGATATGGCTGGCAGCTTGCCCTCTGCCGCTAGCTCTAGTGCCTTCTCTGCTATGACTTCGCCGTAGGTGCGGTAGGCGGGGTCGTCCGGGTAACGCTCTTGTAGCTTCTCTGCGATTATCTCAGATATGTAGCGGGTATGTTTCGGCCGGCCGCCAGGGTTGCCAGAAACACCTTTAGGCCAGCGTCCTAGATTGTCGCGCGGCACTGGTACCCCATGCCCGTTTTTATGGGGCTTCTTGTTCTTAGGCTTGCGACCGTTGCCGCCGTTGTTGCCGGGACTAATCAAGGGCGCTTCCTGAGCATTCCTGCATAACACGAATAGTACTATGCCGAATAGTCTTACCACGAAAAGTACCATATGTCAACCCCCTAGAGCGCAATATAAGCCCTCGAAAGTTACGGGTACCCCAAGATAGGGTAGGCGGTACTCGCGCCCGGCTGTCGTCAACCTGGCTGGCTGGCTCTGCCGTGAAGGGGTCGGCTGTGATCCGTAGAGCGTCGCGCCGCGAGCCTTACGTCGTACACGTCGTATACGTACATATACGTAACGGCTATGTAACGGATAGGCCACGAGCAAGGATGTTGACAAGTTGCGCGCCGGATGTTGACAACCTCCAGTGGGGCTTGGGCTGGCTTGATAGCACTAATAGTATGGTACTATTCGTACCATGCCGAATAGTCACGCAGGGCAAAACAGCTACCAGTTGCGTGCAACTTCTGTACCAGCATAGGGTTACGTCGCGATTTTCTACAGAATCTCTAAAATTTTGGCCCGAAACGTACTGTCAAATCGTGTACCTGGCGGTAGCTAAGTCGTTATCTGATAAGGACTTACGGAAGTGGTTACAACAAATTATTTTAACACGACCCCTATTATATATAAAAACGCCCCTTGTTTCCCTTTTTAGTTTCACATATGCAACAAAATATGGAAACACCATGCTTTTCACAATATAAGTAGGGTTGTATTAGAGAAATAGCCATTACAAACTGTGTAACTTTGCAAGGGGCATAGAGTTGTGACTACCCACAACGCGATTTGATATAGGGGTTTTTGGCAAAAAGTTAGGTTTTTCGCTTGAAACAGCCTCGTAAGTCACTAGGCTCGCTAGCTTTATGGGTACATGGTAGGGGGTGCGAAATGAAGCGGCGCGGATGGAAGGGTCAGAAGTCTGTAGTCCGGCATGTACTGAGGCTACTTGTGACTAGGTACTTCATGTATCACGACGGGCGAGCTTCGTCTACCGTCTTGCATAAACAAGACATCGTTACGACTACCTTTCACTGGGAGCTAGATCATTATGCCCCGCAGACTCGTACGAGCGACCTAATCAACACCAAGCGGCGCCAGATACCCAAGGATGTGTCTAGCGCGCTCTGGCTGTTGAAGAAACGCAAGCACATAAGGAAGGTCGGCAAAGGGCATGACGCTAAGTGGCGCGCCACGGACGAAGGGGTAGTCTACTTTCACCGCACCCAAGTCAACGTTATGCAGTTGATAGAATGGGGCATACCGTTTGACCTTGAAACCTATTGGGCCGATAAGAAGAAAGGCGCACGGCCGCCCTGGCAGTCCGGGTATAGGCTGTCTGGCGACTCGACACGCCGGCTAGGGCGCGGCCAGCAAGGGTATAGGGGCGATATGGGCAAGCTACGCCAGGGCGCCGAAAGCAGTGAGCCAGGGTAGGCGCGCGCAATGCGGCGCTACGCGGTTTCGTAAGTGGTTATTGGGCCAGTACTTATGTTTTCGGGTTGTAGCACTAGCCCACTTCCGGCAAGACCCCAAAAACGATTTCGCAAAAAACTCAAATTCTACTTTGGGCCGTAGTGGCCGTATATGGCCGTTTCCGGCATTGGGGCAAGTGGCGCCCAAATAGCGCTATACGCAGCTTCTTATTAGCAGTATATTAAGGGTGTCAAGCCAAGGAAAGGGGGCAGCTATGCGAATCACATTCAACAAAGGAAACTGGACAGGCGAGGAAACGACAATTAACGTGCGGAAACAAGATCATAGTTGGCTCCTGAATGGTACGCGCTACTGGTTGGTTTTCAGCTATCGGGACAACAGACAGCCATACTTTGCGGAACTACACGGCGACGCATGGAATCCTACTGGGCCACTCGCAAAGGGATACCGCCTAACTCTAACCCCTGGGTATAACCGAATCTGGCAATTTGAGGCCGTAGGATGCCAGCGCGAGCACGAGTCCCCGTATGTTGCGGCGTCTCAGATTATCTTCAACACCGTTTAAGACACAACCCCTAGCCCTTTCGAGAGCTAGAGACTGTGCCTTATGGGGAAGGGACAGAAGCCAAGGAAAGGAAAGGAGAGACCATGCATTACCATTGCGAAGTGATTATGCCGCCGACAGAGGATATCGAAGGCGCGCTGCAGACAATCCTAGCACCGTTTGACGAGAATCACCAAGCAGAGCTAGGCTTTTGGGACTGGTACGTAATTGGCGGTCGCTTTGCTGGCGAGAAGCTGATAGCCAAGTACGACAGGGCTAAAGTCGAACAGTTTCACCAGTGGCTACGCAACGAAGGGGTAACCGTGTCCGGGCTCCAATTCGGGAAGCAAGAGCTAAGCCCGGCCAACCAAATCCCAAAGGTAGACGCCAAGTGGAATGAAATGTTCCCAAGCAAGGACGGCCAACCAATGCGCTGTCCTATTTTCCGACATTCTAACGACCAACTCGCCGATGGTATGGACGGCACCATTCCGGGCAACGTATGTAAGTTAAAGGATTTGCCCGATATGGAATGCTACAGGGTTATCATTGCTTGCCCAAGCTACGACACCAAAAACGGAACTTGGACCGGCTCTCTTAAGGCTGAGTTTATGATTAGCGAAGACGCATGGAACGGCGTTTCATGGATGAGGGTTGACTGGGATAAAAAGGTGTCGTCTGCGCTAGCCAGGCATACAGACAAGCTATCAGGCCGTAATCCAGAATACCTAGAGGCAGCGAAGCCTAACAACAACTGGCTTGTAGTTACAATCGACTACCATAGTTAAGCACCACCTTACCCCGCGACGGGGTAGGCCAGATAGGGAGAAAAGAATACCCCGCGCGGTAGACGGCACCGGGTAAGCTAATACAAGACCGTCCAATATGTTCGCGCGCGATAAGGGTTGCCGGGTGGGGAATCCGGCCGCGGGATATAGAAAGAAGCCAGCAAGCATGGAAATACCGAAACTCGTTTTAGAAGAGATGGAAGCCATTGCGAAATCCAAAGCCAAGTTTGCTAGCGAGCTAAGAAGGTGGGCAGAAAGGGCGCACAAAAACTACACAGATACCGCGCGCGCTTACGAAGAAAAGCGAATGGAAGTAGACGAAATAGCCGTATGGCTTGAAAACGTGCAAGACAAGACGCCGGGCCACTATCAGACGCCACTAGCGGCAATAATCGACGAAGAGGCCGAAGAAGAGGCCGCCAGGGAAGGCGCCGACGCATGACGCCCGACCAAGAACGCAAAGCCAACTCCCTAATTTATGAGCTACGGCTAGAAATGTCTAGGCTAAGGCTTTTCGATTATGACGATATGAAGCGCTTCCGAATAGAGGAAGTCTACGGCCCGGCCTTGCGTCGCCTACTCAACGAAGCCAACGGTAGGGATCAAGGTGTAATGTTAACTATGCAAGACTTCGGCGGCCGGCCTTCGACTTTCACGGTTAGCCTAAAGGGCGTTGACATATCTGCAGGTAACAACCTTTGGGAATTGGCAATGCAGATAAGCGACGCGGTAACGGCATGGGAAGAAAGGCCAAACGGGTAATGCAAACCTTCTTACCGTACTCCGACTTCACAAAAAGCGCGCGCGTGCTAGACACAAAGCGGCTAGGAAAGCAGCGCGTAGAATGCTTGCAGATACTACGCACCCTTAGCGGCGAGTCGCAAGGCTGGCGCAATCATCCGGCTGTTAGGATGTGGTACGGGTACGAGTGGGAGTTGTACTGGTATAGCGGTTGCATCATAGACGAATGGATACGGCGCGGATACAAGGATAGGTGTCTAACGAAAATCAATAGCGTTAGGTGCGCGCATAGCCAAGACTGGCAATACCATAAGCCGCCCTGGCTTGGCAATCGCCGCTTCCACGAATCACACCGGAGCAACTTACTTCGCAAGAAACCCGAACATTACCGGCAATTCTGGCCGCGACTGTCTGCAGAGTTGCCTTACGTATGGCCTAAGGGAAGGAATGACAAATGATGACAGCCAAGCCTTTACCGGCCAAGCAGGCGAAGCAACTAACGCTAGACCTTTGGCTATGGCTAGCCGAAACCGGTGAGAACAAATGCGAATGGCCGAAGTACGACGAAACAGGCTTAGACGACATGGAAGGTCTTTGCCCACTTTGCCAATACTTCGAAACCATTTGCTTTGACGGTTGCCCATTACGTGACGGCGTTACGGTATGCGGTGACGACGAATCTCTGTTTATGCAATGGGATAAGGCAGAGTACGAAAGCGACGAGCGCAAAGCACTAGCCAAGCAAATAGCCGACAAGGTAGCGGCATGGAATACGGAAGGGTTAGAGTAATGGTAGACATAATCCGCAAGCCTATCGAAGCAATAGTAAACCCGCCGGAAGACTACACTGGTATAGCTGATACCATAATGAGCAACCTAGATCATTCAATAGACGAAGTAGTAGCCAAAAGGTTGAAAGCCGGGAAGTTAGTGGCGCAATATGCCGCTTGGAATTTTTGCGGTACGGTTTGGTTCTGCAAAAAGCGCAAGCAATGGGCGTGCATGGTTGACCGTTACAGGGTTACCATATGCACTATTTTCTGCGATACGCTACAAGAGATAATGGACGAATGTTGCAGACGCTTTGGGAGTGAATAACCAATGACAACGCTGTATAAGTGGACGAAAAGCAACGGCAGAACCTACGACTATACGCAATGGAAAAAGGGCAAGACGCATAAAGCTAGGCCGAATATATCTAAGCCATTATGTAGCGAGTACTGGATACACGCCTACCAGTCAATAGTGCTTGCGGTGTTATTTGATTGCTGGCACGCGAACTATCGGCACAACCTATTGCACGGCAACGGCCTTTTGTGGCTGGCTAAAGGACACGTATCAAAGTCGGATGGTATCAAGATCGGGACGAAGAAATGCACGCTCGTAAAGCTGATAGAGGAACCGCGCTTTACCTGCAAGCAAATACTGGCGGCCGTACTTTCGGTTTTTTCCTTGAGGGATTTGCCGGACTACGCAAGCCAGCCAATACGCCAATGGCTTGAAGGCAAAGAACGCAACAACAACCAAAACTTAATGGCGGCAATTGAAAGGCTACAGAGAACGTCTAGGTATTGTATAGTCGCCCATTCGATACACGATTGCTTGAAATTCGCGGAAAGAATGAGCAAGCCGGAAATACTTAGGCCAGCACGCGAAGCGATTTACCTATCCGTAAAACGCGCCGGCACTAATGCCGGGCTAGACTTAAAGTACTGCAAACAGATAGCCGAAACAATCGACACCGCCGTTAAGAAAGAAGGCGCGCTAACTGGCGGTCCTACGGAGTGGCCGACGCTATGAAAAACCAACGATCAACGCACAAGCAACCGCCCATAGACTACTTCCGGCTTATCTTTTGGATCGTCGCTGTAAACATTAGCGCTGTGTTTGTATGCGGCCTTGTCTACGGCGCCGCGAAGTTGCTTAATTGGATGTTTTGATATGACGATCCCAATACTCGCCATTTGTATTTACTTCGTTGTCGGTGCAATCCTGATAGCGGCAACCTATTGGCGCAAGAGAAAGACCGACAACATAAAGATAACGCTAGCCGGCTGCATTGCCGCGCTTGTCCTTTGGCTGCCCGTTCTTGTTAACGCTTGCTATTACGCCTATGTAGAAAAACGCAAATGGAAGGGCAAGTAATGGCTAACAAAGACCTAGCAGCGGACGTGAGGGAGGCGTTCATGTCATATGACACGGACGTTGCCGCCATTCACATCATGGAGTGTGACGGTTGTGCTGGTGGGTGTAGCGAGTCCGCAGAAGTCATGCTTCGTTTCGCCCGCCGCCTGCTGTCTCGGGAGCGGTTGGGGGAGGAACAGATACACAATGAGTTTATGCGGGGCAATCTCGCGATACGACTGGCACGGAAGGAAAACGAATTATCAAAGAAGCATATTACTTGGGATCAGTCTACTTGCGCTAATGTTGCTGTTGCCCTTTGGATGCAGGACCGCATCTTCGGCCCGGTTGAGGAGTGCGGGACGTGTGGGGGTGAGAAGGTAGTCGATAGCGGAGGCCAGAACCCGGATGGCAGTTGGATCGACATAGCCTGTCCCGACTGCGGCCCTGCCGAGGACGGGGAGGGAGAGTAATGGGGATATATCTCAAGCTGATATGTGACGGTTGCGGTGTGGTAGTGGAAAGCGAGAAGCGGCTAGAGTCCAGGTTTGTCTCGCTGTCGGGACGTTCGCATGGTCTCGGCAGACGTGTTGTCAATGAAATAGGGCCTATTGTTCCCGGGGGGTGGGAATCGCATGACCCGCTCACGGGATGCACATACTGCCCTGAGTGTTGGGCTGGGATAACAGAAGGCCCTGCCGAGGACGGGGAGGGGGAAGCATGATCGTTACTCTTTACGGAGGCCCAAAGGCTAACCGACGATATCGTCTACGAAACGAGAACGTTTCGTTCCTTCGCTGTGGGGTCGGACACTATGCTCGCGTAAGGGGTGGGAAACGAGACGCTTTCTATTGGTACGATTTCGCCGCGCCTCTCGCTATTAGACGAGGCAATATGCTTGTTCCGGTTCAAGACTTCAAGCCTGCCGAGAACGGGGAGGGGGAGAACGATGCCGAAGCGTAAACACAAAGTGCCGCAAGCCTTCATGGACGAATTGAACGAAATGTGGAATCGCGTCAATGAATGGAGTCCTCCATCAGATAACATAACCGGGAAGTGGACACACGACAACAGCAGGGGGGCCTATGAAACAATAGGTTATATTCTGTCTCGTGTGAAGCCCGAGCAGCCGGGGGAAGGCCCTGCCGAGGACGGGGAGGAGAACAAACAATGACAACCCCACAACTACAAACCCCGCGCCTTAAGGCCGGCGAAATAGTAACGCTATACCAAGACCCGGTAACGTGTACGAAGTTTGACGCCAACGCCGAGCTAGTACAATTCATAGGCCGCGAAGACACACTAGAGCGCTGGCTAGTCGAGTTGCTAGACGAGTCTGGCGGCGTGGTAGAGCGTTGGCTTAACTTGGAGTGCTACTAACATGGAAAACAAGCCTTGCCCGGTTCGGCCGGCGTCGCCCTTTCCTTGGCGAGAAGAGAATAAGACGCGGCGCCTTTATTGTCTGGGGACATTAAGCCGGGCAAGGCTTCCCCATTTCCTACGGAGTTTAACGCAATGAAAGTAGACGACTTAATACGTGTAGACCTATCAACGGGCATAACGTTGTGGTGGCAAGTTGTTGATATTCACCTGGGGGCAGAACTGCAGGAAGACGTAGTAAGGTTGGTGCCAATAGGACAATCGGCAAATATACTAGAATACCCAACATTGGTACCGGCACAACTCCTAGACATTGCGATACGAGACTGCCAGAACATTAGCCATTATGAGGTTGGCAAGAAATGATAACCGCTTGCGTAAACCGAAAGGGCGAGCCACTTAACACCGCCGTAGCGCGCGCGAAGACGTTAGCCGCCGCAATCCTTAAGGCAGCCGACAAGTTAGGCTTGCAAGGCTATGGCGACATCGCAGAGCATGACGGCTACTGGGAATGCACGCTAGCGCCGAGCAAGGCAGAAGGTACCACGATGCAAAACACCGTAGCGAGTGAAAACAGCGTGCCGCTAATCGTGCATGAGAAGATAAAGGGATACTGGGAACGGCCGCTATGGCATAGGCTACACGAAGAAAGGAAGGCTATTAGGTAATGCCGATAGAAGGAATACCAACGCCAAAGGAATTGGCCGACTTGCTTTCTAGCGCAACGCCGGAAGCTAGAACGCGCGCGGGTTGGGTAGAAATGCAAGCCGAATGTCCTCCGGCAATTGACCCTTGCTCAAATGAAATATGGATACAATACATACCAGGACCGTATACGCGTTTTACATTTGTAGGTGAACATAAAAACGAAAGGAAAAGTAATGGCTACTTTTAAATTCTACTACAAGGGCGAAGAGCTAACCGACCATAGGCATAACAACATTACCGCAACAGGCCAGGGCAGCGCCGTCATATTCAAGGGCAAGACGTACAGCAATTGGCGGCTTAACTTGCCTTGCGAAATCGAAAGCGAAGCAGTAACGGTCGTCGCCAGTGACTTCGAAGACGAAACCATAAAGGCCGTGCATATAGACGGCGAAGTAGAGACTATGTTTTGGTTAGTGCCGTACCGGGAAGGAATGTCGGAGGTAAGCTAAATGAAGGGCAAAGCACTACTCAACCTATCGTACGTCGTACTAGCGCTTAGCGTTTCGCTATTCGTCGGCAAGAAAGGCGTTAAGCCCAAAGAGATAGACTACGGCAAGCTATCCATACCAAGGATTAGCAACACTATTGACTTTCCGGGCCAGGTAGAGCCGCTAGAGAAACAACCCATAGGCACCAACGGCAAGCCAGTCAATACAGATAGCCAATGGAAGCTAATCCTTAAGTACGTTGGCACGCTATCGCACGACGTATCAGGGTACACACCCTACGACGATCCTGGCTTCGGCAAGCGCTACGCCAACCGGAACTTCCTGCACGGCGGCCGGCTGTATCACCCTTCTCGGCCATTCCGTACGACTGAGACACACGTACGCCGGCACCATTACACGGTAGCGATACCGAAGAGTTACGCGCACTTGCACGAAGACCTAATATACGACGGCCTGTATTGGAATCATCGTTACCGGCTAAAGATCAACGGCTACACGCCGGCCGACGTATACGCGGTGCCGCGCGACCGTATCATTACCTATGACAGATTTGATACACTTTTTACAGGCCATAACGCTGTACGCCGCGCTAAGAAATGGGGAGTAAGGAAACGCCTTATAGAAGTCTACCGCTACGATTGGGTACTAGAGGTACAGCCATGAACGAAAAAAACGAAATGAAGAGCCATTGCAAGACCTACCGAGAAAGAGCAACGCTAACGCGGCGTCAAGTCGTTATCGAACTAGACAAGCTAGGCCACAAGATAAGCGAAGGCACGCTCTACAACATGGAGCAAAACCCGCCCAAGCACGTACCTAGCTACGGTACCATAGTAGTCTTGTCGCGGTTGTATGGTTGCAACTGCGAAGACTTATTTACACCGGCTGGATAGAGCGCAAAGAACCTTCCAGCCACATCTTAAAGGGGGTAGTAAATGGCTAATGGGGAAAGTACCGCGCAAAAAAAGCGCAGGGCACCGGTAAGGCAAGAATGCTTCATAGTGACGGAGCGTGAAGCAAATCCAAACCAGCCCGGAACTAAGGCCGGCTTCGATATCGTAGCGCCGGCACCCGACATAACGTTGGGTAGGAAGTGGATACAACAGAATGCCGAAGAGGGCGTGCGGTATCGTATGATTTGGTTGCGGCCGGAAGTCTACGAAATTACAGAGCAGACAAAGAAACGTCTGACAGTGAGCAAGGGCGCGGGGGAATGATACTAGAGAAACAAGACCAAACGATAGAAGTACCAAAGCTTAGCAGCCCGTTAGCTTTCGACTTCGAAACGATAGCGAATGAAGACATAGTAGGCAAGCTACCAGAACCGAAACCGGACTCACGACTTAAAGACCCTGAGAAGATCAAAGCCGACATAGAGAAGAAGAAAGCCAAAGCGGTAGACAAGATGCCGCTTAACCCGAACACGGCGCGCATTGTCGCTTGCGGCTTCGCTGGCGTACGTGCCGATAGCGGCGAACTCTGGCAAGATTGCCTAGTAATGACACGGCAGACGGGCGAAGCGTACTTGCTGTACCGTATATGGGATTGCCTAGCAGAGTCTAAGCTATTCGTTACCTTCAACGGCAACGGCTTTGACTTGCCCATGCTGTTACGGCGCGGTATGGCGTTAAACATAATACCGGCCGTAACCATTGCGCGCGGTCGGTACGACATACCGCCGAAGGGCAACCATTACGACTTGCTGCAAATCCTGTCTAGTTTCGGTAGCATGGAAACTGGCGGCCTTGACGGTATCTGCAAGGCTGTACTTGGCGTAGGCAAGACGATAGAAGGCGCTGGCGAAAGTGACCAGATAGGCGAGCTATGGAAGCAAGGCAAGCTAGAGGAAATCGGCAAGCGCGCGAGTCACGACGCCGGGCTTACGCTGCAGCTATGGCTTAAGGCTCGCGGCGTCTACTTTGACCAGCCGGCCATATAGGGGATGCGTTATGATTTGGAAGCGCGCAGTACACGAGCCGAAAGGACCAAAAGTAGTAATGGCTGGCCCTACTGGCAGCCGCAAGACACGTACCATAATGGCCGCTGCAGACAGTGACAAAGACCCTAGACTACTGCTAATAGACTACGAAGACGGCGGCGACTGGTTCGAAAAAGACTTCAATTTTTCGCGTGTGAAGATAGAGCAAGTCATAAGTCTAAGTGACCCCAGATACGAAATAACTAACCAAGAGATAGAGAACCTCAGACGCGACCGCTTCGTATGGCTACCCATGCTTGAACGCGGCCAGGTACACGGCGTAGACTTTGCGCGCGTTACTCTGCTAGACCGTATCGCCAAGAATCCTATTGATATGGTTAGTGTAGACTCTGCAACGGTTCACTATTCATGGACTATAGACAAATGGCATGATATATTCATAGTGCGCGAGAAAGGCGCTGGCAACAAACGCGACTACTACACGCTGCAACCGCGCGACTGGGATAAGATCAAGCGCGAGTTTTGGCATTACCTAGCGCGCCTAAAGGCTTTACAGGTTGGTGTATTTGTCACTTGCCACACGAAAGACAAATACGCCGATAGCTCTAACGGTGCCGACTTCCTTAAAAAGATAGGCATGATGGCTGATATCGAAAGGAAGTTGCCGTACTACATGGATACCGAAATTTTGATAGAGCGCGAAGAAGAGGGCAAGGCTAAGAGCGCCGAAAAGAGACACGACAAGTTTGTAGCCATTGTCAAGAAAGACAGAACGCATAGCCTACCCGGTAGGTTTGTTTGGGTTAACGGCGAAGACGAAGGCCATAGCAAGTCATTTGTCGAGCGCATGCGCGGTATCATTTCTTGGCAAGGCAGAGTAACCGAAGACCTAGACGAAGCAGCACCGCCGCAAGACTCGCCAGAGAGGGAAGCGGAAGCCATACGCGAAGCAACGCAAAGCGAGCCAATGGCAACTAGGGATAACCTAGAACGGCTCGTATACCTAAAGGACAAGCTAGGCATAGCTACCGAAAAATGGCGTAGCGTACTTGAGAAATTATTTGATGTTGAAACCGCAAAGCGCTTAACCAAAAAACAAGCCAACAGCCTTATAGAAATGCTCGTACAGAAACTACCCAACGACCAAGAGGCTCTAGCATACGAAGCGCATTTTGCGAGAAAGGAAACCGGTACCGACGCCGACGGGTTTCGCAATAACGAAGGTTGCCGAAGCGTGCCTGACCGTATTGGGCTTTCCGTACAAGATGGTAACGCTAAGTACTGAGGCTAGAAAGGTTCTAGCCCATTTGAGAAAGGGTCAGCAATGACAGATGCAAGCCTTGACGACATCCTTAGAACTAAGGATACGTACGTTGACAAAGACTTTGACGAAGGGGGCGAGCCGGTATTGCCGGGCGAACACCTGGCGGAAATCGAAGAGGTAACCGGCGATATGTACGAGTTTAAGGGCTACACCGGGCCGCGCGCAACGCTTAAGCTTCGCGTGATAGACGAGAAAGACGAAAGCTATAACCGTTGCGTATGGGATAGAATCAACCTACCGCACCCGGAAGAAAAAGACGGCAACCGCAAGCGGCGCGCGCTCATTCTTTCGCGGCTTGGCTTCCTTACTCGCGGTGACCAAGAAATAGAGTTTGACTGGAAGCGCCTTGAGGGAATGCAAGTAGTGATCGACACCGAAGAAAACAACTATACCGACAGCAACGGCAAGCCAAGACAGGGCGCCAGCGTCAAGTTTTCTGGTTACTGGTTGCCCGATAAGCAACCGGGCGAACTCGTCAAGGACTTTGACGACGCATTCGGTGAAGTCTAAATCAAATGGCACCGACGAAGACGCAAGAAACCGTCGCCGGTATCTTGTCTCGACAAGTATACTACGGTAACAATTTTCTAGTAGGGCGGCTTGATACCGGCGCAACGGTTGTAGGCAGCATCGTTGACCCGACCATTGGCGACGAGTACGAGTTTTACGGATCTTGGGATAAACACCCAACCTACGGCAAGCAGTTTCGCTTCCGTCAGTACGTAAAGAAGCTTCCGCAATCGCAAGCAGGAATAGTACGCTATCTAACGCGCGCGAAATGGTTAGGCACGAAGCGAGCCAACGCCGTAGCGCAAGCGTACGGCAAGGATACGCTAGAGGTACTTCGTACAAATCCGCAACGAGTGGCCGAAGATATAGCCGGCATAACCGAAGAGCGCGCGCTAGAGATACAAGCGCACCTGCAGAAACATAAGGCATTAGAAGGCGCAACGGTACAGCTAGAGGAAATGCTAGCCGGCGTTAAGGGGTTGCCCAAGGACATAGCCGTAAGGTTGCTTGCAGACTTGGGAAGCGACGCACCGCACGAGCTAAAGCGCAACCCCTACCGGTTGGTAGGCTTTCGTGGCGTTGGCTTCCTGTTGGCCGACCGCTTCGCCCTGTCTATTGGGTACAAGCCCGAAGGCATACATCGGCGCTCGGCCGCTGTTGAGTACGTGCTAAAGACGGCCGCCAGCAACGAAGGGCATACGGTCTTGCCAGCAGCCGAAATCGTAACTCGCGTACGCTCCCTTATCGGCATTGACCCGTCACCGGGTCTAGCCAATTTGGCCGCCAAAGGTAGCATAGTGTTACGGCCGGGTGACAGAATCGCGCTGCAGGGCATGTATAAGGCAGAAAAGGGGGCCTCAGAGGCTCTACGGCGGCTTATTTCGGCGCCTGTTGTGCCCTGTAGCGCACCTCTAGACAACCTTACCCCCGACCAAAGGGGCGCCGTAAAGGCTATTTCCGGCGCTTCTGTAGCCGTGCTTACCGGGCCGCCAGGTAGCGGCAAGACATATACCCTAGCCCGGATCGTCAAGGGCTGGAAGGCTGCCGGGGTGCGCGGTATCGCCTTTTGTGCGCCGACAGGCAAGGCGGCGACTCGAATGACGGAGAGCCTAGCAGACACACTACCGGGCGCTAGAGCGTCTACCATACACCGATTGCTAGACCCTCAGCCTATGCCAGACGGCAGTTTTAGCTTTGGGTATGGGCCAGACAATCAGCTAGAGCTAGGCGGCATTGTCGTAGACGAAGTAAGTATGCTAGACGTAAACCTAGCCGCGAGTCTCTTCGGCGCCGTGAAGACTGGTACCCGCTTGCTGTTGGTTGGCGACGTTGACCAACTGCCTAGCGTTGGCCCTGGCGCGGTACTTGCCGATATGATAGGCGCTGGCATACCAACCGCGCGTCTAGATAGCATCGTACGCAACGCCGGCCAGATAGTGAAGGCGTGCAGCGACATACGCAAAGGCAAGCCGTTTGCATGGGCAGAACGTTTTGATATTGACGCTGGCGAAAATCTGCGGCATATTAAGAAGGTCAGCGGCCGTGACATCATAGCCACTATCGTTGCCCTTGTAGACAAAATGCCGTCATTGGGCTTTGACCCGTTCTGGGATTTCCAAGTACTGGCGCCAATGAATACGCGAAGCCAAACCAGCGTAGCAGCACTTAACAAAGCATTGGGCGACAAACTCAACCCCGGACCATTGCCCAAAGGGCTAGACTTCCGCGTAGGTGACAAGGTAGTACGCACCAAGAACGCGCTAGCCAAGACGGTAGACTTGGGCGTAGTTGAGATTGTCAACGGTGATATAGGCATAGTAGACAAGATAGAAGGCAGTGAGATTGTAGTTAGCCTAGTCAACCCGCCACGGCAAGTAATCCTTCCGCGACTCGAACACCACTTGCAGCGTGCCTTCTGTATGACTTGTCACAAGCTGCAGGGCTCCGACGCGCCAGTAATAGCTATGCCGTTGCATAGGTCTTTCGGTACATTCCCAACTAGAGAATGGTTGTATACGGCGATTAGTCGCGCAAAGACTCTCTGCCTAACGGTAGGCAGTAAGGGCGTTGCGCTAGATATGATAGCGCGCCGCGCAGCTAAGCGGCGCACTATGCTAAAGGGGTTGTTAAGTGAAGCTAGGAACCCGTAGCGTTCTTTTTGGCGTACATCAATTTCTAATACATCCTTGGTTTGTGGCGGCCGCATGGTGTAGGCTCTATGGGTTTCCGCTTGACCCGCGCCTTTGGGTTGCTTTTTTCGTACATGACTTGGGCTACATAGGCAAACCAAACATGGACGGCCCGGAAGGTGACTTACACCCGTATTTAGGCGCGCGCATTATGGGCGCGATATTCGGCCGTTATTGGTATGAGTTTTGCCTTTACCATTCTCGTTTCCTTGCGAAGAAAGAAGCCAAGCACATTTCGCAACTGTGCATTGCTGATAAGCTGGCAATTGTATTAACCCCGGCCTGGCTTTATATCCCTATGGCTAGGCTAACAGGCGAAATAAAAGAGTATATGGCTTTGGCGGATACACGCGGCAAGGATGACAACAAGTATGCATTTATGCAAGTGCATAGCAAAGACCGGCAAGTATGGTTTTGGAACGTCAAGGAATATCTACGCGCATGGGTTGCAGAGCATAAAGACGGCCGAAAGGATACATGGACACCGGTTGTTGGCAAGACGGCGAAAGATAAAAGCGGCGTTTGGAAATGATAATAGCAATCGACACCCGCGAGCAACGCCCGTTTAGCTTCGGCCCTGGCATAGAAACCGAAGTAGCCACGTTAAAGACTGGCGACTACTCAATAGTCGGCATGACTGACCGCGTAACGATAGAGCGAAAGTCTGTACCTGACCTTTTCGGCGTAGTCGGCCGGCACCGCGCGCGCTTCGAGCGTGAGCTAGAGCGTATGGCCGAAATGGATTACGCCGCAATCGTCATAGAAGGAACTTGGGAAGGCATGATACGAAGGCCGCCAAGTCAGTTTACGGTAGTAACGCCGAAAATGGCCGTGCGCTCGTTGGTAGCATGGTCACAACGTTATGGCATCCATATTTGCGCCGCTGGCCCTAGACCGCTAGCGGCGCGTTTGACTTATCTAACCCTCTTGCGTTTCTGGCAAGACGCCAAAGAAGGGAAAAATAGTAGTGGCACGCGACTTGATAGCAAAGCTAAAGGCACTTCCTCACTTTGAGCCGAGAACGTATTACCGACAGCACTTCGCCAGCGTAGACGACAACAAAAGTAGCCTATCTGCTTGCTGCCCGTTTCACGAAGACCACAACCCTAGCTTTTCGGTTGATCTATCCACCGGGAAGTGGGTTTGTTGGGCGGGATGTGGCAACGGTGACCAGCTAGACTTTCAAGCAAGGATAGAAGGCAAGCAGCTAGACAAGCCGTTTATTGCCGACTTAGCAAAGCGTTTTCTACCACAAGAGCCAAAGCAAAGAAGCCGAAAGGGGGGCAAGTCTGCGGGGCGTGCGGTTGGCCCGGAAAACTTCAATATATCCAAATTTGCAAAGCAGAAGGGACTAACCGTTGACGCCCTGCAGACAATACATGCTACCGAAGTTGACAAGGGTAGCGACTTAGAGATTTGCTTTCCTATGGTTAACGTTACTGGTAAGCAGGTAGGGTATAGGCGCCGGCTTGCAGACGGTTCGGTAAGGACCAACAAAGGCGGCCGCCTAGGGCTCTTTATCCCAAAGACATTCGACAAGACCAAGAAACTAGTACACATTTGCGAAGGTGAAACCGACACGGCCGCTGCCGTTATGGTTGGCCTGACTAACCCTATTGGCACGCCAGGTACGGGCAAGTGTATTGCCGATATAACCACGATAGTAAAGGCAATGAAGGCCAAGGCCGTAGTCTTTCCCGACAATGACAAGCCCGGCAAGGCTGGCGGTATGCGCTTGGCCTACACGCTGGCGGCCGAAGGCGTCAAGGTCAAGGTATGCGAAGTACCCGGCAACGACCTACGCGAAGCAATCACGGCAAAGAAGCTAACGCTAGAGGCATTGCAAAAGCTAATAGACGGTACGAAGTACCTCAGCAATACGAGTAAGTATATACCCGAATGCCTTAAGTATAACGCCGACAAGCAAGAGCCGCCAGCCGACGCGATAGCGCGCGATTATCTGCAAATGAATTGCCGCAATGGAAAGACGCCGCTTGCGTTGCTTCGCCATTGGCGCGGCGAGTATTTCAAGCATAAGGGCAACGCATGGGAGCCTATACCCATAGACGACCTTAAGAGCAAACTCTGGCGCTTTGCTTCGCCATTCTACATTCGTAGCGGCCCAACGCGTCAGAAGGTAACAAACATACTCGAAGGCTTAAGCGGCGAGATTCACTTAAGCGACAATCTCAATATGCCACTATGGTTAGACGATAACCAAGGCCACAAGGCAAGCGAGATTGACCCGGTGCGCTATATCTCTATGACCAACGGCTTGCTAGATACTAGCAAGTATGTACTAACCGAACATGCTCCGTACTACTTTTGCCGAAATGCCATACCCATAAACTTTGATATGGGCGCGGATTGCCCGGAATGGCTACGCTTCCTTTCGGAAACCTTCGAGGATGACGACGACCGCATACGCGTCTTGCAGGAGTTTTTCGGATACAGTCTTGTACCGGACAATAGGCACCAAAAGTTTATGCTAATGCAGGGTGCCGGCGCCAACGGCAAAAGCCAAATCATAGACGTACTCTCTCTAATGGTTGGCGCGCACAATGTATCAGCCGTACCGTTAGACCAGTTTGGCGATAGGTTCGGCATGTACCCCATAATCGGCAAGCTAGTCAACGTATGTGGCGACGTAGCAGAACTAGACAAGGTAGCCGAAGGGTACCTAAAGATATTCACTAGCGGCGACTTACTTACGATTGACCGCAAGCACTTGGCGCCGGTAACGATGCGCGCTACCACGAAATTAGTAATGGCGTGCAACAACCCGCCGCGCTTCCGCGATAGATCGTATGGGCTTTGGCGCCGTATGATTATGCTACCCTTTAACTACGTGGTGCCGGAAGGGAAACGCATACAGGCGCTAGGCCGCAAGATATTCCGCAAGGAAGCGGCTGGCATATTCAATTGGTCCCTACAGGGCATGGAACGCCTAAACGCGCGCGGCGGTTTCTCGCTGTCAAAGGCCGTTACCGAAGCGCATTCCGACTATCAGCTAGAATGCAATCCGACTATGGCCTTTCTGCAGGACTACATAGTTGTATGTGCCGAAGGAAAAATAGACGTAGACAGACTATATCGGGCATATCAGCGTTGGTGCAAGTTGAACGGCTACCGACCGCTTAACGCAACCCACTTTGGGCGTGAGGTGTTTACGGTGTACCCGGCCGCCAGAAAGGAAAAGAAGACAACGCCAACCGGTAGGCGCGAAGTATCATACGTAGGCATTACCACTACCGGCAACCTGGATATGGGAGAATAGCAATGGAAGCAAGCAAGGTAATACAACAGCTAAAGGACGCGCTGCAAGCTGCCGAAGGCAACATAGAGCAACTGACCGTAAGCAACCTTTCGCTACAAAAGCAGATTGCCGTTAAGGATGGTATATTAGCGAATGCTAACGCGACTATAGCAAAGTTGCGCGAGCAAGGCGACGCGCCGCTAACTGTTAGGCAAGAGCTAGCGGCGCGGTTTTTTTCGTCTTGGTTGACTTGCGCTAGCCGGCAACCCTTCGAAGTAAGCCGCGAAATACCGTTGTTCTTTAAGGTTGCCGACGCAATCCTAGCCGAGAATCCCCCTGCTAACAAGCAAGTTGATAAGCCAGACGACAACACCCAAAAGGGCAGTAGCTAGGCCACTTAGAATCCATATCTTAAGCGCGCCTATGCGGCTCTTGTTCTTCGCTATGCCTTGAAAAAATAGGGCGTGGTCGTGCGCGTTGTTTCGGCCATTCTCGGCAATGCCCTTTTCGATTCGCGCGAGCGTTTCGGTTTGGCCCGATTGCGAAGCAAACAGACTGTCAACCTTGCCCTTAAGGTACTGGTGTTCCGAATCCTTAAAGACTATATCGGCGGTACCATCTGGCATTGCTAGTTGTCCTTCTTCTTTGCCTTCTTTACGTCGGCCTTAATGCTTTCGTATAGCTTCGAGCCTTTCGCAAATGCGCCTATAACTTCGTTGAAGCCTTCGGCGTCGGCAAGCAACTCAATAGCGTGGCTGTACTTCTTTGCCTTGATTGCCTTTACGACTAAATCCTTCTGCTTATCAAGGTACCGAAAGCCACGGTCTACAGATTGCGCCACTACCTGAAACTCTTTACCCTTTCGCCTGGCCTTGTAGGCACCTAGCAAAGTAGTAAGCAGAAAGACGCCATTGCCTACCCATGCCGGCGCAAGGTTCGCACCCCACTTAACCGCCTTGTAGGCTACGGTGGCATCTTCGCCGGGCAGCGGTGCGCCTACGCTATCGGCTAACATATCTAGCGCGGCACACCCGCAAACCATAGACACAATAGCAAACAGCGCGGAAACCAGTATTGCCCTTCTCATAACCAACCCCCTTTCTTAACTGCCCCCAATTTCTAAGAGTATCAAACGCGAGTTAAAGGCTTCGGCGTCAAAATCAACGCCGCTACTTTTTACAGCGGTAACTTTAATCGTATTCGCTATGGTTTGGTCTATGCCCTCTAGCACTTCCTGAAAGGAAACGGTTACGGTATCATCGTCGCCCGAAGCATCAAAGGTCTTTCTTTCGATTGTCGTATACTGGTCAGCGCCATTAAGCTTTAGCTTAAAGGTAATGCTTCGTGTTACCGTGTCGCCTGGCTCCCTTTCTACATAGCAAGAAAACATGCAGAGTATGTCAGGGTCGCGACCCTTTAAGTCGCCCTTGGCAATCGTTATCGAAACCAAGTCAGTGTCGCTCGTGCCTATGTCTTCGGCCGCGTCTGTATCTCTACCCCGGTATAGGTCAAGCGAGCGGCCCGTTATCCGGTCCTCCTTGTATGGGTCGGTGTTCTTCGTCGTCGCGCGCGCAGTCATTCCGGAGCCGTCCGTAACGCATCGAGCGAGCTCTATCGAGTTCGACGGGGGAGTTCCGGTTGTATTCGAGACTAGCTGGACGACGTCGACGTTATCGTTCCCGTCGAGGGTAATCTGAATATAGACGTAGTTAGTGGTACTCGGCGCGAGTGTTATGTCGTTAGCCCCGTCGACCTTTATCCTATGTCCGGCTATGTAACAGACTCCAGAATTAACCGGGACGTCTAGGTCCCCATGAGTCGGGCTCGCTATGTTGAGTCCGGACTTTACGACGTCGGCGATCCATCCGTCGGCGTACTCACTATGATTAGACTCCTGCCCTCGACTCCCCTCGTATTCTGTTGTTTCGATCTGATTCTCTGAGGGATAGACCGTCGAGTCCGTTGTGATATCTGTCGTCGCCATTGTTTAAGCCTCCGCTATATCATACTTCCAGGTTAGAACCGCGGTCGCCGCGGGACTCGTTACCTTGTCGATAACCGGACTCGTCAAGACTCGAGTTAGCATCGTTCCGCCACTCGCCGCGTTGAATAGGCCGGCTTCCCTGAGCACATACCCGCTAGCGTCGCCGGCGGCTATATCCATTTGGAACGATATGCGCTTGCTATCGTCTTTGCGGCGCGCTATCTCTTCTCGGTATACCTCATTGCCCAAGGCCGTGTCGCTCGCGCTCCATGCCGTGTTATCGTCGCCTACAGCGGCATATATGGGCGCCAACTCGGTACCAGCTAGTAACTTCGCCAGGTAGGTCAAGCCAGCATCGGTTATGTTGGTACTTGCACCCCGGCTAAACGTAATCTCCCAAGACAGGGTAGCGGTTGTCTCGGCGTCTTTGTCTATTGTGGGCGACAAGATAACCCGCGACAGCATAGGGCCGCCGTCTGTTGCCATATTCGAGAATACGGCAGCCTCTTTTAGCTCGTTGCCGTTGGCGTCGCCAGCGTCTAGGAATAGCTGAAAGGTAACCTTTTGGGGGTCTATGTCGGTTAGAGTAATAGCGTTGCGGAATACCTCAGTACCCAAGGTAGTGTCACCCGCAACCGGCGCCGTATTGTCAGTACCAACCGCGATATGGGAAGGCTCGTAGTTGGCATTGCCTAGCAAGTCGCGCACTAGGTTAAGACCAACGTCTACGACCTTGTTGCCGTTCCAGTAGTCGGCTTTGATAATGCCCGTCTTGGCGTCGCGTAAAGTAACGCGTAGCCTACCGCTAATGCCTACTTTGCCGATAAAGGGCAGTGCGATTATCATACCGGCGGCGCCCCCCAGAATGCCTTACCCCATGTTGCGCCCGTAGTGCCAAACTTAAGGCGCGTATAAGGGTCGTCGTCTTCGTCTATTAGTGCGTCGGCTTGCGTATACGTTTCGGTTAACTCTATATCCTCTTCGGCAAGGTTAAGTACCTGTAAGGTTTCGCCTTCCCTTAACGAGTAATCCCTTCCGGCGTCGAATAGCTTTTTGTAGAATTCGGCCCAACTGCCTACGTGGTCGCCAGATACCGCCTTAACCTTGTACCGTAACAGCTTGCCGTCTATGTCTACGGTCTTAACGGATTCTATTAGGTAGGTCTTTTCGTCTAGGTCGGTGCCGCGAGTGGGAAGGTCAATACCCTGCAATTGCCCGGCACGTAGCCCGGCGTCGTCGGTTTCGTATTCTATGTTCGTCGGTACGCCGTCGCCTAGAAGGTCTAACAGGCCGTCGGCCTTTTCTTCGGCAAAGTCGCTAGATTCTATGCTATTGTCGTCTACGACGTTTTCGTATATGCCGGAACCGCCTTCTATCGCTTGGCGCGCGACTATTTCGGCGTTGTTGTTGCGTAGTACGATGATAGGGAATAAACCTCTATAGGTAACCGACAAGGTATCTGTAGAACTTATCGCAGTACCGGTCGGCTTTTGCGATATAGTCTTGTCTTGCGCGCGATAGTACCAATCAAAGGCCGTGTCGTCGTCTATGCCGCGTATGCCTACCGTTTGCGCCGCCGGGCCGCCGCCAGTATCCAAGGTAATAACGGGTGCCGGTTCCGGCGAACCCGCAACCGGGTAAACGACTTCGAAAGACTTGCGCTTACCGTCGCCGGCGAATTGCTCTGTTTGGCTATCGGTAGTGTCGAAACCGGCGCGTATGTATTGCTTGTTGCGGTACTGCGTTCGCGTTCTGGTTATTCGCAAGTTGCGATAGTTATACGAATTGTCGGCAAGTGAGAAGGGCGCCGAAAAGGTAGTGCGGTCGAAAAACTGCAAGTCTTTGTTTTCGTCAACGTACCAAGCGAACCCGACTATATCGGCCAATTCCTTTATGCAATCGGAAGCCTTGCGATAGCCGAAGACAACCTTACCCAAGCTAAACCCGTCTTGCACGCCCGTATACGTTATGCCTTCGTCGTCGGGTATGAACCGGTCGATTATGTCCTTAACAATGTCGCCGGCTTTTAAGCCTTCGTACTTACGGAAGACTACGAACCTATCTAGTATGTAGTTATAGTTGACCGGTTCTAGGTCGTAAATGACGCCGTTACCTTTTTGGGGTTCGCGCTCTTTTATGCTATGTATGGACCCGCCGAAGACCAAGGTAGAGTTAATGTACGCTTCGAAGGTTTCGCCAACAAGCGGCCGATAGTAGGGCGTCGGCCCTTCGACCACGAGCCTACACTTGCAAGTACTTCGCTTGCTTAATTCATCCGACCACGAGAACCCGCCGCCGGCCTTTAGGTATTCGCTACGGTCGGTACCATCTATGTAAACTTCTACGTTCGTAGCCATAGGGTTAGAACGTTCCTACTTCTGCCCGTACTATTTCGGGCATATCGCGTACGACCATTCTGGCAATCTCGGTTCTATCCATTTCTACTATTAGCGTTTGTTCGCGCGGCCCTAGCATATCGCCCATACGGCTAAGGGGTATAACGGCTTCCGGTTCGCCGCCTTCTGCGATTGCCGCAATAAGCGGTCGAGTTGCTAGGCCACCTTCGGCAAGGCCGGCTACCATTTGCGCGGCCGCGCCGGCCTTCATTTTCGTAGCCATAGACGTAGCAACCGCCGGCGCCGTTAGGTTGATAGGGAAGGGCGCTTGCGATACGGCCTTAAATTGGCCCATATAGGTTTGCGCCGCCGCCGGCCCGGCTTCGCCTAGCGTTTGTTTCTTCGCCATTGCTACCGCGAAGATAGCTTGCGCCGCGCGTTGTATGCCGATCTTGATAAGCGTTGCTATAATGGTCTTGGCTATGTTGCGAAGCAACGCCGACAGTTGTTGCCCAAGGTTCTTTCCTAGCAAGATAGTATCGGCTATCGCATCGCCTATGCCTTGCGCGAACTGCCCGAATACGTCGCGCGTTAACGACTGCATATCTTCTAACACCGTACCTATATCGGCAAACCATAGCGCGAATTCTTCTTTGCTGCCGGCTATCTTGTCGTTTAGGGAAAGTATCTTTTCGCCTATACTTTCTATTGCTTGGGTTACTGAGTCTTCGGCGCTTTCCGAATCGCCAGCAATGTCGTCAACGAAACCGGTTAGTTTGCCGGTAAGACCGCCGAACATATTGCCAACGTCTTCGACTATCATACCCATTTCGGCCTTAAAGTTGTCGCCGGCAATGGCCGCTAGGTCGGTTGCGGTATCTATGGCTTTCTTTGCGCCTTCGGGTATCTTTTTTAGCGGCGCGGTTATCTTGGTTACTGCCTTCTTTACGCTTTTGCCGCCGCCTATCCCTAATTCCCTACCTATGAATCTACCCATACGGCCGACCTTCGTAGAAACTTCGCTTACCTTGTTCTTTATCTTTTCTACTGCGTTCGTAACGGCGTCAACCAATCTCTTAACTTCGCTAATAATGAACCGTACTGCCTTGCTTATCGAATCCTTTAGCTTATCCCAATTGCGCGCAACAATTAACGCAAGCAAACCAACCGCCAATAGTGCAACGCCAACAGCAACAAACGGCGCGCTAATGCCGGTAATAATTGCAAGCAAACCGCCGAAAACTGCGATAACTTGCGATACCGCGCTAATGAGTAAGCCTAATGCAATAAGCAACGGCCCAACGGTTGCCGCCAGAACGGCAATTGCCGCACCTAGTATTAGTGTTCGTTTCGGTATGGCCGCTATTTTAGTAGCTATCGTTTCGAAAACATTAGTAAGGGTAGGGCCGACAACCGAAGCAATCTTAAGCGCTACGCCAAGGAAGGCCGCGCGCATACGAGTTATAGCGTCGGTTAGGTCTTCGGCCGCCTTTGCCGTACCTTCGTCGAATACAATGCCTAGCCTTTCGGCTTCTTCCATTTGCTCGCGGATAGCGGCCGACCCTTGTTGTAGCAACGGGATTAACTGCAGCCCGGCACGCCCGAAGACGTCTTGCGCCAACGCCGCCGCCTTGGTTTGATCTTCCATTTGGGCTATACCGTCGGCTACGTCAAAAAAGATATCTTCCATGCTTCGCAAGTTACCGCGAGAATCGGTTACGCTTACGTCCAATTCGTCAAAGGCGCGCTTGCTTTCTGCTAAACCCGACTTTGCATCAAACGCCGCCGACGATAGCCGACGAAACCCGGTTACCAACTCGCGGAAAGACGAACCTGCAAGGTCGGCCGATAGGCGAAGACCGGAAAGCGTCTTAGTGCTTATGCCTACACGCTTCGAAGTCTTGGCTATTTCGTCGCCAACCTTGGCGAATTGACGAACCGCCAAAGTACCGAAGGCGGCAACGGGCGCCGTAACCTTAAGCGATAGCGACTTGCCCATACTACGAAGCGACTTCCCTACCTTGTCTACGCCCTTGACGGCCTTTGCTAATCCCTTTTGGAAGCCGGTAAGGTCTAAGCCTAGGCGTACCGTCATGTTGGCAACGGCCATTAGTTACCCTTTCGCTTGCGCCTTTGTCTTTGCTTGGCGCCGCCTAACCTTTTCTAGTACTGCGTCGCGTGCAGACATTTTCTCGCTTGGTAGCATTTCACTAGAACGCCGTTTCTTCTTCCCTAGTATCGCATCTATGGCGTTCTTAACGATGCTCCCTTGCTTGCCTTTCTTTACGTACGGCATTAGTAAGTTGCCAACAATCCAACCGAAAGACTCTTTCAGCTTTTCTTGTTGCAACTCCCAACCTAACGTAGCGTCGTCAAACTCGCCCGGCGTCATGCTATAGAACGTTTCCGGCGTTAGCCGTATCATCCCGAACGCTACCGGCCGCGCTTCGCTTAACCAATCTTCTAGCCGGCTAACCTCTAAGTCTGCGTCGTCGTCGGCTTCGGCTTGTCGCTTTCTTTCTCTTCGTCGTTTGGCGAAGACGCGGCGTTTTCTTTTGGGTTTGCGCCTTCGTCTTCGTCTTCGCTATAAAGACCGGACTTCTTAACGGCTTCCATAATAACGGTACCCATTTCTTCTAGGTCGCCGTGGTCTTCTATGTATTCTTGGATAACGCGCCCGGCCAAGTCGGGCGTCATGCGTCGGTTGAAACGCTTGGCGCCGGCCCATAGTAAGACGCGAATAACGTCTAGCCTTACGTCGCCGGTTTCCTGTATTTCGCCAAACACTTCACCTATCGGCTTGTCTAACTCACGTTCGATATTCGCAAGCGCGTTAATGTCGTAGCGAAGATTTGCTACACCGTCGCGTACCGTACCCGGCCGCAACCCGCCTAATGGAACGGAACCCCATACCATGATTTACACTCCCGCAAAAAGTGGCCCCATAGGGAAGGAATCCCATACGCCTATTCGGCGCACCTGCAGTATGGGGCCTAATCCCCCTGCAGGATTTTATTGAGTACCGTCTACGGGCGCGCCGATACCTTGCATCTCAATAGAGATAAGGTCAGCGTCATCGTTGGGCATTGCCAACTCCCAAGACGTTACGCCAACCGTACCCGAAATGACGCGGCCGCTACCGTCTACCGGGCGCAATTCGAAGTCGATAGAAGACTGGTCGAAAATCTTATCTATCAATTCTTCCTGCGCCGCGTCGTCCGCTATATAGAGATATTCGGCCGAAAGGGTATAGCCTTTACGCCCGGCTATACTTACGTCCCAAGCGTCGTCATGCGTAGTTGTGTCGATTCGCCGGCCTTCGATAGATATACTAACTTCGCGTATATCGGCTATCTTGGTAGGCGTCGCGCTAACATCTACGTATAGAACGCCGTCAAAACCCGCTTGCCCATTGGTAGACATTTTCTATATGCCCCCTTTCCCTTTCCCTAGTTACGTTAGACGAACGGCGGCAACTTCCATAGCGGCGCCGCTATAGTCTATAGTTGCCTTACCGGCGTCGTCGCCGGTTCTTTGGTTAAAAATACTCTTTTGCCAGGGATAGATAACCGCGTATTCATCGTCGGCCAAACTATCAGTAGTTATGTCGCCGGTTCTTTCCCATTGATCGGGAACGCTATTAACCGTTGCCGTTGTCGGCCCGGCGCCGGTCGTATGGAAGATAAGAACCGTACGCCCGTCGTTTATGACTACGTTACCGTTGGGTTGGTCTACCGCGTCAAAGGTAATTTCGTCGCCGCCAAACTTGCCGCTAAACTCCTGTACTGTTATTTCTGTTCGTGCCATTGCCTACGCCCTTTCCTTATGGTTGTTCCAACATCTTAAAGCGATACTTGGCTATTAGGTGCCGTATTAGTCTTTGGTCTTTCGCTACTTCTAGTTGTATCGTCGAACTCTGATACCAAGACGCTATAACGTCGTAGCCGTCTACCGATATGTTGGTAACGTCGCCCGTTAGCCGGTTTACTTCGTCTAGGATTTGCCATAGTACCTTATTGCCGCGCGCGGCCCGGTTGTCGTCTTTGTAGATATGTACCGTGACTACAACCTGTTCGCCCGGCCGCGAATGGGTACGCCATTCGCTAGAGTCGAATTCACCTATACGGATAAACGGATAGGCTTGGTTGCCCGGTACGAAGTCGAAGACGCCAGTAACCAAGGCCATTAACGTACCGTCGCCCGTATACAATTCGTATAGCGAAGTCTGCAGGGGTAATAGTGCGGTTTGCATTACTTGGTTACCAACCTTCTAACGATTGACTTTACACGCTTTTCGAATTCCGGCTTTTCTTGTTCGAACGCCGGATTAAGAAACGGTTGGGCCGGCTGCCCGGCGCTTTCCCCATGCTGGTAACCTTCCGGCAATTCAGGATGTTCGCTAGACGCGCCGGCGTCGCCAGTGCCATACTCAACAAACGGCGCATATTCTACGGCCGTACCCACTTGCCCGACCAAACCGCCTTCTAGCAATTCCAACTCAATAGACGACCGTAGCCGGCCAGTATCTACCGGGCATAGGCGCCGTGCTTCGCGTTGTACGTTTATAGCGCCTTCGTTTATCGTAAGGCGCAAGGCGTTAAATAGCCTTTTGCCTAACGTAGCCAAGGCAAGGCGTAACGACGGTATACCCTGTAGCGAAACCGTATAGCCCTTAGCCATTGTTGTAGTTAACCTCACGACAAAGCATTTCGTAAATCGTTTGTCTATCGCCCGGCGTCACCGCCGATAGTATTTCGAAGTACCGGCTACCGTACTTGACTAACAAAGAACCGCTATACAAGTTAAGCGCGCCTACTTGGTCGTCGTACCGTATCGTTATTCTATGGTCGGCAACCCCGCGTATCGCGTCGCCTTCGTGTACCTTCATTTGCTGTACTGGTTCGATCATTGCCGGCACGTTTTCAAGTGCCGCCGTATCGGCCGTATTCGTTATACCGCCCATGCCATCAGAAGTACCGGCGGCGTCGGGTTCGATAAAGTCGATAAGCGCTTGCATATCGCCGGCTGATACGAACCTGTTAGCGGTCTTCATAGCATCGGTACCCTATACTGCCTTAGTATCGCCTTGGCGCTTACTGGTACGTCGCCGGAAATGGTACCCACTATCCTATCCTCGCGGAACGTCCACAAGGAACCGGCAATTTTGATAATGCCGCGTTTGATTCTTTCCGGTACGTCGTCGGCGTCGTCGCCATATCCGGCCTTATAGTCAACTACTAGGCCGTCGGCCCTGCGTAATCCGGTCGGCCAAGCAGCGCCGTTTACAAGCGTTATACGGCCCTTAAGGCGTTCGTCGGATACTATGTAGTTATCGGAGCTAAATACCGTTTCGGTATCGTCGTCGTCGTACCACTTTACCGACGTAATAGATTGCAACGGCGGTCGGGGTAATTCTATGTAGTCTTCGCAAGGTACCGCGTCTAACCAAACCCGTATTTGGTGCGTCATAAAAACGCGCCGGGTAAAGGATTCGGCTATATGGCGCGCGTCTTTTATCAATTCGTCTATTAGGTCGTCTTGGTCGTCCGTACGTATTCGCATATAGTCTTTAACTTCGTCTTTGGTTACCGGTTCGCTTGCCGGTACTTGGTGAAAGTACATTTTATTGGCACGATGTACCGGCGCCCTTTTGTAGCTAGACAACATAGTAAACCCCTATTGCCGTTAAGGTAGCGGGTAGGCGACTCTCTTTGCCAGTAGGGTTTATCGAAAACGCCTACCCGCCACAAACCTAACTTACTGCGTACTACAACTTACGGCTGTTGTGTCGCATCCGGCATGTCGGTACGGTGACCGCGTACTGCAATCGCGCCAATAACCGCGCCCGAACTGGTGTTAGTCGAAACGATTGCAAGGCGTACCCATGCCTTCGTGCCGATATAGCCAATCTTGGATACCTTGTCGTCATCGTCATCGGCATCAAACGACGCGCCGGCTTCGGTGCCGATAAGGTCGGCATCTGCGACTTCCGCGTAGGTATCCGGCGATCCTGCGCCATCGTCGTCGGCTTCCTCAATCATTACTGCGTAGTCGCCGTCGGTTACGGTGCCGGTTGCTACGATAAACTCGCAAGACTCAAAATTAGCCATCGCTATGTCTTCGCCGTCAGTGGTTGTGTCGGTCGCTATCGTCTGCAACTTAAGAGCGATTGCAGGAGTGATATTGTTATGTAGGTCTTTCATTGCTGCACCTTTCCTTTAGAACTCCCTAGAAAACTACTACAAGGGAAGGCGGCAAGAGCGCAAAGAACCCTTGCCAACCTTCCCGGCTATCCATTACTACGCGCTCACCTTCTGCTTGCGGATTGCTTCGGCAAGCAACACACCGCCGCCAGTCCGGCGCGTGGTGTAGAACTGCACGTAAGGTTTGCTTGAGTAAGGGTCTCTCACGGTCGTAATCTGCTTCTTATCGACAATCACGTAACCGCGCTTGAAATCACCGAAGAGAATAGGGTACGCATTCGCCGCAACCGCTGGCATGTCTACGGCCTCTTGGTAAGGATGACCCAAGATCGTAGGCGGATCGCCAGCAGCGTAGGCCGGCTGCCACAAATACTGCCCGTTCTCGTCTTCGAACTTACGAATGGCTTTGACCGAACCGCGCGCCAGCATGAAGCTTGCAGCCCTGGCATAGTCGGCGGGAAGGTCGTAAACAAGGTCAATAACGCCGCCAGCGGTCAATACGTTAGCATCGCCACTAACAACCTCGTCTATGTCGCCATTAGTGAGCAAGCCTTCCGGCTCTAGTACGTTGTCGCCCTCGATAAAGCCGGCGCCTTCCGTCTTGGCGAACCGGTCAGAAAGGGCGCCAGTAAGCCAAGCCTCTACGTTATAGGCCGCGTCGTCAAGCTCGCCTTGCGTTACGTACGGGTTAGCGTACATTTCGCGCACAAAAATTTCCTTCATAGCAACGGTTCCGGCTACGGTTTCGGTACGGCTTGTACGCTCACCAACCCAACCAGTAGCAAAGGCCGTAGAACCTTCCTTCGGAAACTTAACGCTATTGCCCTGAGAAATGGTACGCACCGTAGCAACTTGCCTTACCGGCGAAACCTCGACAAGCAGCTTAACTATTTCGTTAGCGTACTCAGGGACTACCAAATAACCACCTTCGGCGTCGTTATCGGTAGCGAGCGACTTCCTTTCCTCTTCGCTAAGCTTGTTCTCGCCGTGCCTAATGAAAGACTCGAAAGCCTTTGCTTCGGCGGCGCGCTTCTGCTTTTCCTCAAGGTCGTCATTGTCAACCCCGCCAGGTCGTTTCATTCGCGTTTGCAGGTCTTCTATTGCCGCGTCTAGTTTCTCTAGCTTCTCCTGTGTCTGGCCTAGCTCCGTGCCGTGCTTCTCGATCTCCTTCTTGGCTTCCTCGTTTGTAGTCTTGAACTCTTCGAAAGCCTTTTTCTGTGCGTCAAGCAATTCCTTTACCTGAGTCTCGTCCATTGCTTTAACCCCTATTACTTCTGCGTTATGCCTTCTATTGGGCTTTGGCGTATTCCCCCAAGTCGGATATGAAGTCAGCAACCGACTTGCTTATACCGTCATCGCTCGGCGCGGGTGCTGGCTCGTCGTCAGGGTCTTCGATAGAGTTAGCTTTGCCACTAGGGTCTATCTGGTACCCATTCGACACCAACAGTACGCCCAACGATTCGTGAACAGACTTAACCAGCTTGCCGTCTATCGGCTCTGAGCCGTCCTTACACATTTCCGAAAAGCCTAGCACTTCGCTTAGCGCCGACTTAAACAGCCGTGCTTTGCTCCAAGGCGGCGTAAGATCCATCTTCGAGTAGTACTTACCAAGGTGCGCGCGTACGGCTCCCATTTCGCCGTCGGGAATGTCAACGCCGCCACGAGCGCCCATAACGGCCGCTGCAGCAGCGAAGATAGCGCGCGGTATGGCGGTTAGCTTGCCGTCAACAATGTCAGCAATGAGCAACTTGTACGACGTAAGCTTGTCGCCTTCCCCGGTCTTGTAGTACACCCAACCGCGTTGAAACTTCTTTTGCTTGTCTTCGTCTTCTAGGTCTTCTTGTTCGGCTATACCAGCCCAAGAGCGTACGCGCTTCTCGGCGGCTGCCTTATCCCAATCGGCTTCTCTGTCGCCAAGTGGTAGATTCTGATACGGTACAACTGACTTAACCGAAGAGATAAGCGCGCCAGGGGTTGCTTGAAAATTCTTAGTTATCAAGCTGCCTTCGTATAGCTTCAATTCCTTAAGCCGTCGTGCACCGTCGTCGTCGTACAACTGCTTAATGGTTTCGTAGCCGATAGAAAGGCCGTTGATATAACCCTTGCGTACGCCGGACAATTTCTCGCGTGCAAGTTGTAGCTCTAGATCAAGCGCCGCGTCTATCCATAGTCCTTTTTCATCCTCTTTGGCCTTGAAGCCGCCTATGGGCTCCCAAGGGCTATGAAACCAGAGCAAGGGAAATTCGCCCTTGTTGGACTTTAGGGTGCGCTTGAATGCGCCGCGCTCTACTACATCGCCGTATGAATCGGTTACGCCGAAGACGGAAAGGTAACCGCTAAACGTACCCTCTTGTTCGTCAACGGCTTTAATCTGCAGTGGGTAGTCGCGCGTTTCCGGCGCCTTAAAGTCGTGCGCTAGGTTCTGCATTACATACCCCCTTTATACATCCCAGAGAAGGAAGGATAGTTGGCCGTACGCAAACTCGGAAGCGCTAGCCGAACCAGCCATTTTGACAATCGTGCCGGCCGGCCAAGACGGCCCAACCGCAAGGACTCCACTACCAGCGCCAAGCAAGCTCGTATTGGGCAGCGCATGAATCTTGAATATCTCTCCGGGCTTCTGCGTCTTGATGACGGCTTGCGGATCATGCGAAGCATCTAGCACTAAGCCATACTGCGCCATAACCATCAATCCGCGCTTGCCAGCCGGAACCATAAACGCTGTGTTGGGGCTTTCACCAGAGGTAGCCGGTATGTTGAGTTTCTTCTTCGCTTGCGTTTGCGGTACACCGAGAGTAAAGGTGTCGTCTTCTGCGATCCAAACCGTTTTGCCTGCCGTTATGTCGGCATCGCCCATAATCTCGGCAAGGTGCGCCATTCGCCAAGTTATTTCGTCGCCGTCTTCGTCCTTAACCTCAACTTTTGTCTGGCCGTTAAGGGTCGCGTATCCGTACTGTAGCTCTAGGTTGTCGTCAAGACCATGAATCTTGATAACTTGGGTTGTATCAAGGGTACCTGTCGAAGCGACAAACAGCTTAAACTCCGTTGCCGGAACCGTCAGCCCGCCGTCAAATCCGCATAGATCCTCGTACCCAATGCCGCCGGTAAGGACTTGCACGCACGACGAGAACATATAGTCGCGCCCCTCTTCGCCGTGCATTCCAACGTTCCAGCC